ATATAAATCTTCAGTTCCACCAGAGGTGGTAAAAGTGAACTCGTTTGCAGCAGTACCAACACCACCAGATGAAATAGTACCAGTTGCACCACCAGATGCAGTGATAGAATCACCATCAGTAAACTCAGTTCCAGAACCGTTCAAGGTAGAGGGACCGATATAAAGAGTTGAACCACCAGAACCAGATGCTACAGCAAAAATGGTTGCAACAGATGTGTTACCACCTGATCCTTTTGAAATAGTATTACCAACTGCGAAAGTACCAGTTACAGATTCAACTGCAACCGATCTAATTGCTTTGCTTTTCACTGCAATCGAAGTGAAAGGAGGAATATAAAATGATTCAAACACTGCTGACTTTTCTCCATCAGCAGATGTTAATGCTTGATTAACGTTAAGACCTTGATCAGCACCAACTGCCGTACCTAAGTTAAACCTATAACCAGTGAACACGTCACCAGTGTGTAATTTGTAAGTTGAAGCATCCAGAACTACATGTTGATCGTAGTCTTTTACAGCAACATCATAAGTGGTGTTTGATCCACCTTGTGCAGTCACAGACAAAACCGTACTTGCAGACGCATCGATAGGTGCTTTGTAGAGCACCGTATTGGTAGTCGCACCTGGTTTTGCTGAGGCAAGTAATCCTTGTTTAGACATTGTTTATTAGAATCCAGAGTAAAAGAATTGTTGTTGTCTTGTTAACCCAGTGAGGTTGTTTGCTCCGATACCTGCACCGAATGTAACGTCATCAACAGTAACGTTTTCAGTAGATAGGAGTGTGGCATCAGCGTCAGGGAACTTAATCACTCTCGGACCTGTAATACCTTCAGCAGACAATGTAATCTGTCCACTAACATTTCCAGTTGATTTAACTACTGGATTGTTCAAACTCTTGTTAAAGAGTTCTGCTGCAGACTTCTCAGTAATGAGCATGTTATATGTGTCTGCACCTCTATTTAGACTGTCCGTGTTTGGGAATCTAAAAACTTCGCTTGTTGATGTGTTTACGTTAGCAAGGTTAAACGAAACCTTCTTAGTTGTATCAGTATTGTCCGTAAAGATTGCGTTCTCATAACTCTTGTTAGAGAGTGTTTGAGTTGTAGTTGTACCAACAAACGTTAATGATAAATCAGGAACAGTAAGGATCCTGTTTGCAGTTAGAGCAGACGTATTAAAGATAGCATAGTTAGTTGCTGTCTCAGCGTTTGCTGCCAACTTCAGATCTACAATAGTTTTATTAAGTGTAGTCTGTTCTGATTTTGTATCAAGTAAAGTAGATGCAGTTGCAGTAGGTTCTGCAGTAGTTGTTACTGTACCTGCGTCAGGTAAGAAGTAAGAACGTCTTGCACCTGATGTAGTTGGCCAGTTGATTTGGAAGATTGCTTCCTCTGTACCATCTACAAGAACAAAGTTGTCTTCATCAATAAGAAGTGTTTTATTCGTCAGTGTTTGTTGAGTATCAGCACCAACAACAGTAGTTCCGTTACCAGAAGTAATAGCAGGGAGAGTGAAGATACGAGTGTTAGTACCAGTACCAACGTTACTAACTTCAAATCTTGCCTTTGGACCTTGAGCATCTTCTAAGATGAAGGTCTGGTCAGAGATAAGGAAGTTACCCGTAACTTTTACAGCACCCGTACCTTTCGGTGCGAGCACAATATCAGTATTGTTTGCGACATCATCAACTGCAGTAATGTACAGAGATGTACTACTGTTTCCATTATCAATTCGAGTACAGTAAAATCCACCATCACCGAAGGCAATGCCGAGTTGATCGTATGCATTCTGATACAATCCACTGTCTCTATCTAAGTCAAAACATAATCCAGGGGATGCTTTAGTTCCCTGTGCCAGTCCCTTAAATAACTGATTTATCTTTGCTTTTCTGTTTGGAATCAAGGGATCCGACACCACCACAGGAAGAATCGCTTCTCCAGACAGGTTAGCGTCCGATATAGTCTCCAGTTGTGAAATCTTTCTGGTTCCCACGAATAATCACACTATTTGATACAGTTTTATTTATAAAGGTTATTAAAGGTCTGATTCTTTAACCTCTTCTTCAGTTCGATATGCCCACTCTTCCGTATGTCCGACAGACCACCACTTAGGTAGAGTTTCTACAGCATAATTCTGTGTACATACCTTAAAGTCAGGTCGTTTGAGGTTATCATTATCAACCAAACTATTATCAAAGAACTGACATCTATTGTTAGGTTGTGCAGCAAACTGTCCGTTGTCTAGTGCAATGACATTGAATGTCTTATGCTCTGGATCATGCTCCGAGAAGTTTGTATCTAATACAGAGAAGTCAGGATGTGCAGTATCAATCGTAAACTCATACTCACCTGGGTGCATTTTCTTGTCCTTACCATAGAAAGAACATCTACCTAGGATAGGTTTTTCTACCACAGTAATATTATAGTCAAAACAATCCCAGAGTTCTAATACATCAAGGGGTAACTGATCATCCCAGTCAATATCCTCTTTCCATACAAATGCACTGAGTGGCAACTTATCGAAGAGTGCACCATAATCAGTAAGCAATGTCTCAAAATATAATGCTTTTGCTTGAATAGAACGAACAGAGATCCAGATTCCTGGGGTAAGTTCTCCATGTCCCTTTTCAAGATCATAAAGATATTCTTTCTTCACCCAGACTTTTCTAGGTGGTAGAGGATGAACTAGGTATGCCATTAAGAATAATAAGATTCAACTACAACCCCCTCTTCAAATGTAACCATGCACCGAGGGGTTGGTGCGTAGTGAACTCCCCATTTTGCAGGATAGAGTTCTAACTGTTTAGATAGTAGATAAGGTGCTACCTTTCCATGATTGGTGCTTTTTGCAACTTTAATACAATCAGCATCTTCAAAGACATAGGTTCCAGAATAATCAATATTCCAGAGTTTACCTTTTGGGTCGATGTAATATTGACTCATGAATCCCTCAAGATCCTGAGTTCGTAACTCTCGATTCCAGAATCCTGGACCGAGGTCAAACTGTGAGTATATTATATCATAGATTCCCATAGGTGTCAGCATTTTGATTATTTAGTAGGAGTGGGGGGACTTGAACCCCCACGACTCAAGGTCAACAGATTTTAAGTCTGGTGCGTCTACCGATTCCGCCACACTCCCAGTTTTTTCTTCAATGCTTGCAACCTTTTCTTGGCAGCACGAAGTGCCTGAGGTTTAAGATGCCTCTTTTGCTCCTTCTTTGAATGGTGCTGCCAGTTTGGTAGTTTCATAAGTTTGTAACCAGTTCGTAGGTTCCCTCATAATCGACAAAAATTATTTTGTTAAAATCCCTGAGTTTTTGAAGAAGAAATGAACACTGTTCATCAGGGGTTTTACTTTTAGTGATAGTACGCAATTCCCTCATAAAAACTCTATCTCTCAATAAATGTTGACGTTTGAATCGAAGAACGTTTTTTCTGTGAACATATCTTTTCAGTATGTTATTGAAATTAGACTCCTGTTTAGTCATTTGATGTACCCATTTTCTTCTAACCATTGACGAGTCAAAGGAGTAGGTTCATAATCAGACCACATTGTACCACGAGCACAAGACTCAAGTGCTCTCTGAGTCATACCTCCAGTTTTTCCTGCCCAAGTTGCTTCTTTTTCCCAAGGAATAGCGTGAGGCATATCTTTGTATGCACTCTTTGCCATATCTTGCCAGATCTGAGGAACATCTTCCTCTGGTTTGATAATAGCAATCATGTTATTCTCGATAGTACCTGCCATACAATCTTGAGCAGCGTGCCATCCTTCATGACGCATTACACTCATCAGAACATGAGGACGACGCACAAATGTTCTGTTCAAAAAGAAGTTGTTACTCACAGTATGATAGACACCACGATGTCCAACTGGGAAATACTTTTCATCAGCAAGGTAAACTTCCACACCAATCTTCTTGAGAGCAATCATCATGTAATCAAACTCATCTTTCACCACATCCCAATGAGACATTGGAAATGCATTCTTAAGATCGAGAGATGAGTTAATCCTCTCAACATCATCAGTACATTCTTTAAGAAGCATACATCCCATGGAATGATTACTATAGTAGTCCTCATTTTTAATAGGATCTGCCATCACTGGTGCCATACCATGCGCCATTCCAAACATCAGTCCAGAAAGAATTACATTACGGAGTTTCATATGTAGGGTGGTGAAACATACAGTATTCGTTGAAGGTGATTTTCATCTCCTTATTGGTCAGTTTACAATGTTTTGCTGCTTTTGGCAAGTTCCATTTAGCATGAAATAACATTTCCATTGCATGTCTAGTCTCAGGTCTCATTTCTTATCAGCGATTCTTAGTTGATGATAAACAAGTACAAATGCGTCACATCGAGGGCAACTTAGATTGGTTTCAATCTCATATTCATAACCCTCTGGGGTATCATTATCTCCACCCCAAATAAGATTTGGAAATCCGCATGACCAACAGTTCATTTCTTAAACACTCCCAACTTTGCAAGAATGTATACTCCCAGAACTGTCCAGAATACGATTTCCAATCCTATGTTATTCACTCTGTGCCTCCATAAATGATTTTTTAAACTCTTCTACCTGATTTTGAATCTCTTCTGGAACAGGTGGAACTTCATTGACAGGAACTAGCATAGCAGACTTCCCGTCAGGACGGGTGACTTTCCAACACACATGTTGTTGATCACACAGATCCAAAATAAAGTCAAAATGATCCTCTGCTTGTCGCAGAGTAATTCCAATAGGTCCAATCATACTTCTGCAAAACAATAAGTGATCATGTCTGGGTCAAGTTCATCTTGAATAGCACTGACGACTTCAACGAAACCTTCAGCACCTTCTTTGTTCCACATCCAATCGACTACACGATCGTGCCCCTCGTTGTCCAAGAGTTTTACAGATCGCTTAGAAAAGTCAATAAAGACGTGTTGTAGGTAGGTGTTGTTCATAAATCTCCTGTACCTATGTAGTATAGCAGACCACCCTGTGCCTGTCAAGGTCCCCAATAATCTTCTTCGGGGATACCCAAATACTTATACACTGCAACGTGTAGTTCCCAATAACGAAGATACCAATCGGGAATCAATCCATACATCGGAAGTTCATGATAATCATCCTCATTTTGAATGAGCATTTTAGTCAAGGTTTCTTTATCCATAAATTAATTCAAGAAGATAGTCTTAGCAGTCAGTTTCATGACTCCACCTGCTGTCAGTGACATGGCACCCTTAGTAGCAGTGACGCTTACAGCACCCTTCAGAGCAGTCATATTGATAACTCCTTTGACCACGTTCACATTGTGTGCACCCTCTAGAACTTGTTGATTATATCCTGTTAGACCACAAGTCATTGATACAGGACCAGTAGGATTCAACAATTTATTGTATGGGTAAGGAATAGTCTTGGATGGGTTTTGTGTAGTTGTAATATTACCATGGCAAAGAGTATAGATTCCTGGTGCAGCAACCATAGATGTTGCTTCTGTATTGATCATTTGATTCAAGACAGGAGTTAAGATATTGATAACACTATTACCTGTAGCAATAATCTCATTACCAGTCATCTTCTGAACTTTGTATGAGTTTTCAAAAGTAGATCCAGTAAACTTCATGTTTGGTGCACCGAATCCAAATTCTGCTGCCTGTAATTCCATCTTAGCACCTGCAGTTTTGATATCTACATCAGATGCAAATGTAATTTGGTGCTTCTGAATCTTCTCACTCTTCTTCTTACCGTTTCTATCTACTGTCTTAGGTGCACCTTCAGCAGCAAAGAAGAATCCACCACCAACTTCAATGTGGCAATCACCAGTAACTTTTAAACGATAGTCACCTTCAACGTTTACCACCTTATCACCATCAACAGTAGCACAGTCATCACCCATAACATCTACAGTGTGATTACCTGCGTATGCAGAGTGATCAGCAACTAAGTTACCTGTGTCATCTTTACTACCGCCCCTGTTTGCTTTTTTATATTCTTCTGTTTTTTTCGCCAGTTCTTCGTCAGAAATATCGGGATTTTGGGATTTTACTTGTTTTTTATAAGTCCACTCTGCAAAAGTATTGTTATTAATATTATAAGAAGAGTGAGTCGTTCCACTAGGTTCTTTGACAACGTGTGCCTGACGACCTGGGGTTCCTACATGATGATCATATCCACCATCAACAAATGTTTTTGCTACTTGTAAATATGGATCTGCTTTTGTGAAGATTTGATCTAAAA